GAAATTCTTATCAATTACATTATTAAGAAAATGTGTTGCCTGTTTAGTGATATTTGCATAATCATTAAATGTAGCACCATACAGATTACTTACATTGATGCTACCAAGAATACAACTTTCTCCACCACTAGGACAGGTAAGAAGATTCGTTTCTCCGCAAGGATTTTGCCCTATTTTATATTTTGAACCTTTATACGGTTCTTTTCTTTTAATTTCATCAACAAACAAAATACCCGGTTCACCGTATTTCCAAGCCCCATGCACAATCTTCTTAAATAGTTCTCTTGCCTTAATGGTCTTGTAAACCTTACCATTAAACACAAGATCCCACTCAGCATCATCCTCAACTGCTCGCATGAATTTATCGGTAATTCTTACTGAAATATTCATGTTAGTAAGTTTACCTTCATCAAGTTTAGAGGAAATGAAATCTTCAATGTCAGGATGACTAATATCAAGTGAACCTATTGATGCTCCTCTTCTCCGGCCCCCTGATTTGATCGTTTCAACACCCTGGTTGAACATCTCCATGAATGCAACTACACCTGATGAGGTTCCACCTGTAGATTCAATAGGATCATCTTTAGGACGGAGATTAGAGTAATCAATACCAACACCACCACCATATTTCATAACAACCATCGCATTATGAAATACCTGTAAAATGCTCTCTATATCATCATCCATTCCAAATGCAAAACAAGCACTCATCATTGGAACATCAGTTCCCGCATTCATCAAAGCAGGCGAATTAGGTACAAAATCCTTATTCACCATCATGTCATAATATATCTCCCTCTCATCATCCGTATTTCCTACATAGTCTGCAACTCTTCTACAAACATCTTCCCAGGATGATTCTCCTTCACGGAAATAACGAGCAGCGAGAACTTCATTAACAATATCACTCATAGCAGTCACCCATCATGTTACTCAACCTTCTCAAGTTTCATTACCATTTTCTCATACTCATAATATTTGTTAGTCTTTTCAATAATGCGTGTCTGTGCATTTTTGATTACAGGTTCATCCATAGCCATTGCAAGAATCTGTCCTGCCTCATCACGGATTATGTATGTTGGTTTACCCGAAAGAAAGTGTGAGAATGTCGCTCTAACATACTGTTCATTCTTTTCCTGAGTCTGTTGCTTGTTTCTAACCATTTAATCAACTCCTACGAGTCTTTCAATATCATTTTTGTCTCGTATTATATAAATGTGTGGAATTAGACTAATGTGTTGATAGCGTCCTACGGGTAATTCAAGTGCATCTGCAATGTATTTTTGAAGATGAACAAGTCCAAACGCATTCTGCCCGAATGCCGCGCACATATCATTGCTACGGAAGGTTACATTCATGCACAACTTTCCATTTATGATTACACATTGCACATGATTTAGACAGGGGCAATTCTCCATATCAAAATGCACAGGTGGATTCCAAAGACTCATTACTGCTTGACGAGAAGTAGGATGTTCTCTAAGTTCATTAATTACATATTCCACTTGATTGAAAATGTTGCATGCAGGGCCGTTTAAATCATATTCATATCGAAATAATAGATTGTGATACGTGTAATCAAAGTCTGCCTTAGTTCCATGTAGAATCTGATCTGCATACTGTTCTGCAAACATCCTACCAAATGCTGCTTTATCACTTACCATTGGTTCTGTGAATGGATTATCAATCACAATACAAGAACCATCAATCTCAAGTGTCTTTTCACCTTTCGTAGTAATACGCTCGTAACCCTTACTGTATATTTCCTTTACAATAAGTTCATGTGCCTTACCAATACAATACGTATGAATCATCTTCATGGTTACACCAATAACTGTTTCAAGAGAAAGTCAATCTCATCCTGCATATAATTAAGCGATAAATTATTGTTTATTCTACACGTAAACAATTCACTGTCTTTGTGTATCGTGAACATACCTTCATCTCTCTTTACACGTTCCTTGCCTACACGCTTGATTCTGGTAGACAAATCAGTGTAAACACGGATACACTTGATGTCATACACTTCACCGAAGTTTTGCATAAGGTAAATCAATCCACGTTCATCAATAACATACGTGTTAAAATCTAGCACATCCTTCTTCAGACAGCAATAGCGATACCCACCAAATTCAGTGTAGGCAATCATATCATCATGCGAGAAAGTATCAAACTCTTCTTTGGTTACAAATGTATGACCTGTCTCACCCGGATAACGCATAGGACGATCAGTGTAAGACTCTATCATCTTGATACCATGTTCACGTTCTATGTATTCTGCAATGGTTGTCTTACCGCTACCCGATTCGCCTACAATACAGATAATGAGAGGTTTACGATTTGCCTTACGCATTATATGGTAACGAATATCATTCCAGCAAATAATCTTGTGCGAATATTCCTTGTCATCAATATAAACATCTGCACCAATCTTTCTACAATCATTACCATATTCCTCAATACGGTAACTAAGATTCTCATTAACAGCAGAATACTTGATTCCCATTTGATTAAGGAAATCAATCATATCCTGCTCTTCCTTACCCTGTCGGCAAGAATTGATGATAATCTCATGCCCTGCATCATACAATTCATTGATCACCTTCTTTGCATTACGCTTCAGATAACCAATGTCAGGATACTTGTCTGTTACAATAGTCCCATCGAAGTCTATTGCAATGACTAATTTCTTCATTGTAACACCACACATGCAAAAATAAGACCAATCATGAAACCAACACAGATACAAGCAATATAAAAGTAATTATGATCTATAATGACATCATTAGTTCTTTCTTTGGTTGTTTCATTTTCAACATATTCTTCCTCTTCATCCTCCATCTTCTCCAATTTTTCAACGATCATGTCAATATTAATGAATCGTGCTTCCGGTCGTGCTTCAGGTTGAGGTTCTATTTCTGCTGCCGCTTTAAACGCATAGAGAGAACGTGTAACAGCAATCGCAAACTCTTCATCGTCAAATGATGCAATATTCACTGCACCATTGACAAAACCATTAACATCATACATTCCTGTTATGTCATTGTAGCGACATTCAAATCCACAGAAGTCAAGAAAGTTACAAGGAGTGTAACATTTACTCTCCTCATCATACATATCTAGGTAGATCAATTATTCACCTTCAATCTGAATATCTCTGATTCTCTGCTGATAATACTGGAAAATGTTTCTAGGGGCACAACAATTATGTTTCTTACATTCTTCATTAATATATTGCGCAACTAACGGCATTGCAATTTTAATATCAGTAAAGTCATTACCAATGTCTGTTCTTACCTTTTCTATTGCACCGTAAATTTCAGAATCAGGTAAAATAGGCAATTGAATTTTATCTTTTTCTTCCATTCTAGGTATCTTTTCCAGAAAAGGAAGATCATGTTTCTCCTTGAAGTAAACAATACCTCTCTTAGTACCTGCACCTTCACCACAATTCCAGGGTAGTTCAGCCCAAACTTTTCCCACAACACCTTCCATACTGTTATCTTTCGCCTTTGCAATCATCTCGTCCTTGAACTTGTAAAGGGATTCAATGGTTGAAACATTGCACGTTCCATATAAATCCACTACAGGAATATCAAAATGGTAACAAGTCTGATACACTTTGTTGTAATGAAGGAATCTGTTTTGTTTCGTGCTCCAAATATCAAACACCACGTAATCATAATCCTCATGCATTTCAATACGTGTAGGTGAACGTCCTTTCATTAACATTTCACCAAAGACAACTATTTCATCACCATAATCACGCTCATTAAGAATCATGTCACGGATTGCATCAACATGGGATGTCTTATTGAATCCACTATAAAACATATCAGAAGCAATTGGTAGGTTCCTACTGCGTAACTGAATGTTATCCTCATCATCAAGATAGACACCAATGTTAGATCCGTCACGCTTTACAGTCCAAAAGATTTCTTGACCCAAAAGAATCTCAGGGTTAGGTTTCAGATTTGCAATCCTTTCAAGTTCCGGATACCTGATCTTATCAATCTCAATCATCCTTTCACCTGCATAATTAGTTTTCAGTTTGATTATATATGTTTTATGATTTGAAGGAAGAATAGAATAGTCACTTTACAACTTTGTATAGTCTCACTATAATCAAAAAATCATACCAAAGTCATAGCGTTTTCGTATGGTTTAGCACCCTATCTCTTGTGGGATGAACATTTATATCACCCTGAAAAAACATATCGAAAAAACGTGCATTTTACTCAAAGAATTGAAGAGATTTACCAAAACCTCTCAACACCATCCAGTTCATGTATGTTCCATCCCATACTCAAGAATATGTAATGGAATTTCTCATCGACCAACTTCTCTGCCATGCGCGCATAATCTATAATGAATCCTTCAGGTATTGGTTGCTCATCGGTGAATGATATTGCATGGGTCTTAGGCAGTCCAGGTGGAACATCTTTGACATAGACATATTTCACCTTCTCCATCTTGATGTTACCATTACAATATTTATTAAAATAAATTGCACCGTGTATGTGTATAGGTATATTGGAAGTGTATTCGTGAAATTCCTTTGATACACCTTTTGGAATACCTATTTCGTAAAGAGAATATTCTCCTGCAATGATCTTGTCCCTTACATTCTTCACCATTGGAAATATCTCATCCTTACCCTTACCCGTAAGAATCATCCGAAACACATTACTCTGCAACTCTCTGATTACTGTAGGTGTATCACTACGCTTTGCTTCAAACCCCTTGATTTCAAGTTTGGGATGATCAGATATATCAACACCATCCTTGTATACGATTAGACCTGCATATCGCTTCTTTACGGCATTATCATACTCATCACCCACAAATAATACATTACTGTAAATCTTTTCAAATTCAATGAACATTTTGTTGTAGGTTGAATCACCAAATTCTGTTTCACAAAAGTAATCAAGTGAATTGTTAATGTAATCGATTGTGTCGTTACCTTCTTTTATTAATTCGGACAACGTATTACTCTTTAAATCGAAAATGCAAGCGTCAGTGTCCCCGGCCACTATATTATGTCCTCTCTCTTTTATCTTTTCCTGCATCCACAAATTAGTTCTCCTACCGAAGTAAGTAATAGACTTACCAATATCTCGTGTAAACAACCTGAAATGTGGTGCAAGCATCACTCCATAGACCGAGTTGAGTAAGAACTTGCATACGGTCTGAATAGTATCCCACATTTCGTAATCATGTGAACCATGTTCAAAGGTGTCACGCTTATTTTTAAACTCCTGTCGTAAGTTCCACAAATCTTCCACTACACGCGGAATGAAACCGCGCTTGTCTAAACTAAAGTAAACATCATCTACCTGCACATATTTGTTACATTTTGTTACATCATGCACAATCGTTTCCGGTGACATATTACATGTAAGAATCGCAGTAGGATACAAAGAACGCACATCACCCACAGCAACGTTCTGATGGACTCCTACCGTTGGTGTAATTACAATAGCGCCTGTAATTTTTGTGTAATCCTTCTGCTTACGAGTAGTGGGTAGGACAATACCATACTCCTTAGCCTTGAGTAAGAAGAAACAATCCAGCACCTTACTGTTGTAGAATACATCATACCAACTGCAAAAGGTAAAGCGACGAATGGTATCAAAGTATTTGACAATCCCCT